GTAACCTATGAAACACCAATATCCATGGGTGAGGCCATGACGGCGCAGCTTGAACTCACTTTTGCAGAGGGACGCCTGTACTCAGAAAGCAGACTTGCAGAATACATAAAACTCGCAACCGGCGGTACCGTCAGCATAGGCGTAAAATATATACCTGACGCAGCACAGAAACTGATGTACGGAGCGAGCGAAAAAACACGCACACTGAACGGGAGCAATAACGCAAAGAGCCTGCTTAGCACCACTAAGGATATTGCCAAATACGTAGGCATGGGCTTTTATGCCCCGGACATGATAGACGGCGTTAATAAGTTCACCGCCGTATTTGTCTACAAGGTGCTTTTCGGCCCCCCAAGCAGAGCGTTTAAAACGAAGGACAACACCATCACATTCCAGACGCCTACTACGACCGGCGAATTCCTCGGCGATGATAGCGAGAACAACAACCTGTTCGAAGTGGCCACGCTTGACAGCGAAGCAGATGCAAAATCATGGATTAGCCTTTGCTTTGGCACGACCATTTAAAGGAGCGTCGAATGGACATTAGGCTAAAAACTGCGCCGTATACGTTTGACGGCATGGAAATGACCCTCTGCTGCAACATGAACGTGCTGGCGGATGTACAGGAGTATTTTGACGGCAGCTTCGGGCGCGCGCTGGAAAAACGGCGAACCCTTCAGGCAAATATAGTATTTCTGACCGCCATGATCAATGATTATCTTGACAGCATCGGATCAACTAAACGTTATGAAGTGAGGGAGGTGGGCCGCAAATTGCCCACCTTGCCCGCCGCGACGCGAGAACTGAGCGATATAATAACCTGTCTGGTGAGCTCCGCGCTGATACAAAAAGAGAAAAACGAGGACGAGGAAAAAAACTTGAACGCCACGCAGAACCCCAGCCTATAGATTTTGCGTGGTATTTGACTATATGGGTAGTGTATTTACATCAAAGCGAGAAAGATTTTTGGAAATCGGCGACACCGCGCAAGGTGATAGCCATAGCAAAAAAAAATAGCGAAATCAAAAACGGACCGGCAAAGAAAGAAGAACCCTTTAGCCTGTCCGCTTATTTTTTGGGAGGTGCGCAGTAATGCCGACCATCAGTACTAAATGGGAGAGCGCGGGAGACAAGGAATATAGGGACGCACTCAAGGAAATAGAACGCGGCTTGAGCCAGACGCGGGCGGAGGCTAAAAAACTGGCGGCGCAATACGAGGACGATGAGGACAGTGTAGAGGCACTGGCAGCGACGAACGAAAACCTTGCGGACGTAACCAAGGGCCTTAACGATAAACTCGACCTCCAACGTGCCCGCCTTTCAGACCTCGCCAATGCATACGGCGAGACCGATAGCCGCACACAAGCCATGAGAAAGTCAGTCACGGAAACGGAAGCTGCTCTCATAAAATCACAGCACGCCCTCGAAAACAACACCGAGGCGCTGGAGGATGCGAAAGACGCAGAGGAGGGAACGGGCCAGGCAACGGAGCTGCTCAACGGCTTGCTTGAGGGACTTGGAGATGTAACGGGCATACAACTACCTAAGGGGCTCGGCGAACTCGACGACACTTTGGGAGACGTTGATTTGACCATGCTTGGGGTTGCCGGTACGCTGGGTACAGTGGCGGGGGCGTTTATCAACCTTGGCAAAGAGACCCTTGAATATAACAAAAAATTACAGGAACTGAGTGATATAAGCAACATAACCACCGAACAACTGCAAAAATTGGAATATGCGGGCGGCATGGTGGGCGTCTCACTGGACACCATAGCGGACACGACAAAGGACCTCGGCAAAAACGTACAGGCCGCAATAGAGGGAGACGAAGAGCTCGCGGAAACTTTTCGAAAACTCAAAGTGCCAATCAAAGATGCACACGGCAATATGCGAGATATGGATGAGATATATCAGCGCGTTATATTCTCCCTCGCAGATATGGAGGAGGGCATAGAGCGCAATAATCTTGCAATGAAACTGTTTGGCGAATCCGGCATTAAGCTTAACCCGATCCTTAATGAGGGGAAAGAAGGGATTAAACAATGGTATGAAGCGGCCGAGGAAATGGGCTATGTCATGGATGAGGTATCGCAGAAAAACATGGAAAATATGAGCCGGAAGATAGATACCCTAACCACAAATCTTAAGGGCGGTTTTCGCCAGGCGATAACGAGTCTGATCGAAATTTTGAGCGGCGATGTGACGCTGGGGGACATGAGGCAGCGCCTCATATACGAAAACAGCAATTCTACCTATAAAAGCGGCAGGGCGGGCCGCAACGCCGCCGGCACCGACAACTGGCGCGGCGGCCTGACTTGGGTGGGCGAAAACGGCCCGGAGCTGGTCAATCTGCCGCAGGGCAGTCAGGTGCTTACGAATCAGGAGAGCCGCGGCGTGGGCGGCGACACTTTTAACATCAGAGTTGATATGTCGCAGATAAGCGACATACAAAAACTCATTGACATGGCGAACAACTACCGACGCAGCGTGCGGATGGGGTACGGAGGATAACATATGGCGACATTAGCAGACTTGCCGCTCGGGGCAATAATACTCATCCCGGTAGGCACCGAAGAAAACAGGCAATGCGAAGTGGCTGATAAAAACAACCTCGTATCCGGAGGCGCGGTGCTGGTATACAAAAATACATACGAAGAATCGGAGTTTGGAAACTCGACCCTATACCCGGACGGAACACTGGATAACCTTATAAAAAATACGATATTCAACAGTTTCCCGCAAACGCTGCGCGAAAAAATGATGAATGTTACCTTTGCTCTCAAAGGCAGCAATAGCATAACCCGCAAGATGTTCGCCCTGACCTACACCATGGCGGGCTTTGGCAATAACAGCGGAGTTGCGGAGGGCAAAGCTCTCCAATATTACACCAGCAACAACAGGCGCATAAAGAAAAAGGGGGGCGCATCGACCCTCTGGTGGCTTTCTTCGCAGAACTCCTCTGACGGCGCGTGGAGCGTCAACGCGGTCGGCTCCTCCTTCAGCTACCGCCCCTCGGGCTCGGGCGGGGTTGTCCCCGCTTTTGTAATCCCCCAATCAACACAACTGGAAGACGACCAAAACCAATACGGCAACTACTTCATAAAGGGCTTACTCCCGAACGACGAAATAACCGTAACAACGACAAAACCGAAAAACACATACGCCGGAAGCTGGGACACGATAAATTTTGAGTGGACATACGCAAGCCGTGAGGGGTTAGCACAGAAAAAATACGAACTGCAATATAAGGACGCATCTCACGCTGATTGGACTGCGTTGGCCTCCGCAGAATCGGCAAATACTAATGTAAATATACCTCCAAACACTTTTGCCGCAGGCATCGTAAAATGGCGCGTGCGCTGCACGAACGCAAACAATCAAGTTAGCGCATGGAGCGAAGAAGCGTCATTTACGGCCCAGGGCAAACCATCCACACCGACGGTATCCGCAACGGCAAGCCCGAGGCCGGTGATAACGTGGACAGGCGAAGGGCAGCTTGCTTATCAGGTGAAGGTAGACGATGCGGTGCTCCGCACCGCTTACAGCACTGACGGGCAGTATAAGGTTAAAGAATATCTGACTGATGGCGCGCACATAGCCGCGGTGCGGATACAGAACGAATACGGCCTTTGGAGCGATTGGGGAACGGCTGAATTTACCGTTGCCAACACCCCTGGCGCGCCAATAACACTTTTTGCCGCGGGCGGCGAAAAAGCGACCCTTGCGTGGACAGAAACGGATCACAAAACTTACTATATCTACCGCGATGACATACCAATAGCAAAAACCACGGCACACACATACTCCGACCAAATGGCCATAGGGACGCACAAATATAAAGTGCGCGGCGTTGCTGGAGACAGTTACTCCATGTCCAATGAGGTCACGGTCACGCTTTCGGTAGACGCGCCGGAGATAGCGGCGCTGGGCGAAATGCAATGGTTGCGGCTGGAATATTCCACCGCGCAGAATAGCCCGCTGGGCGTGTCGGCGTATCAAGATGTAGCGTATCAGTTTTACGCCGGGCGGCGGTACCCCGTGGCTGAGACCTCACAGCAAATAACCAAAATATACAGTTTTAACGCTGCCTTTAACGATGCGGCGCAGGCAGCGGCTTTTGAGGGGCTGCTGGGCAAGACCGTGATATACAGAGATCAGCACGGCTGCCTGTGCACCGGCCCGCTGATGGGCTTCGAGCTGAGCATAGACCAGTTTTTCAGGGCATTTTCGTGCAGCATACAGCAGACGGACAACAATGAGAGGATTGAGCATGATTGATACGATGAGCGTAGTAGCCAGCCGCTTTGAGGTGATACGCAACGGGGCTGTTACAGAGCACAATCTGACGGCGGTGGGAGATGACTATCCCACCGTCACCATGGCTGCCGACGGCGAAATAAAGACCTCCATGTACGGCGTGTTCGAGCATAACGACAATGTGGATTATCTAAACGATGAAATAAGACCGTATTACATCAAGGACGGCATAGAGTATCCTCTCGGCATATACATGGTGGGCACGCTGACCACCAAACACACTAAATACGGCAAGGACGAGGACACCATAGAGGCATACGATCGGGCACTGAGGCTCAAACAGACCAAAACCGAGACCCGGTATTATATTGCGGCGGGGACGCCATACATGACTGCGATACAGAGCCTTATCCGGGACGCCGGAATACCGCGCATACGGATGGACGATTGCGAGGACACTCTTGCCACAGACCGTGAGGATTGGGAAATAGGAACGGAATATCTCACCATCATCAATGCGCTGCTGTCCGAGATAAACTTTTCGGATGTTTGGTTTGATTTTGATGGGGTGGCCCGCCTTGAAAGGTACGAGGCCCCGTCCAGCTCCAACATAGACCGGGAGTATCGGGACGACGAATACAGTATTATCGCCCCGGAATACACAGAGGAAATGGACATATATGAGGCCCCCAACGTTTTCATCGTCAACGTATCTAACCCTGACTATGACAACCCTATGACCGCAACGGGCATAAATGACAGCATGATCTCCGCTTTGTCCACGGTACGCAGGGGGCGGCGCATATTGGCGACGCCGGTTGAACTGGATAATATAGCAAACCAGACGGCGCTGCAAAAATACGCGGATAATCTTGCTGTAAAATCCATGTTTGCAACGCAAAAAATCAAATTTTACACGGCCATAAACCCGGCCCATGGCGTAGGAGATGTTATCGCGCTGTATAACGGGGAGCTGGTGGGCGTATACGAGGAAACCGACTGGAAAATAGAGATACGCCCTGGCGCCCTCATGGAGCATCAGGCAAAAAAGGTGGTGTTCGTGTGATATATCAGGAGCAGGAAGCACTGTTTTTACAAAAGCGCAGGCCATCAGCGGCGAAATTTGCCACCGTGGTGGCGGTGTCCGGCGGCAAAGCCACGCTCAAATTTGACGGAGAAACTACCGCTACGCAGAAACGCTATAAATATAACGCCGCGCTCTCATTGAAAGCGGGCGACCGGGTAAAGGTGAATAAAATATCCGGCACTTATGTCATAGAATACAAACTGTAGGAGGGCGACTATGCTTACAGGCATTATACGCGGGCAGAGGCTTATGCTGCGCACACCCATTGTAGTGGCGGACAGCATAAACTATCTGACTGCAAAATTTGCGTTTGACGCCGACTGGAAGGGCCGCGTTATCACGGCCTATTTTGTATGCGGAGATAAAACCATAACCGCGGAGCTCGCAAGTGGCGAAATCACTGCAGAGCAGGGAATAAACCTCACTGCGGGGCGCTGGGAGCTGAAGCTCTCCGGCATAAAGGGCGACAGCCGCGTGACGGCTGGCCCGGTGCAGTTTGACGTGCTGCCCTTCGGGGCCACGGAAGGGGAACTGCCGGATATATCCCTGACGCAATACGAACAACTCCTTGCGAAAATCGGCGACATGGACGAGCTAACCACCGCGGACAAGAATACCCTTGTAGCGGCCATAAACGAGGCGGCGCAGAGCGGCGGCGATTCCGGCGGCGGGGGATTGCCGGCGGGCGGAACGCCAGGGCAGGTACTCACTCGAACCGCAAGCGGCTCGGCGTGGAAGGACTTACCCACATATGACGGGGAGATCACCGTCACCCCGAAAGTGGAAAGCGCACAAACGCTTAAAACGGCAGGGAAATATCTCGAACAGGACGTGCAAGTGAAGGAAATACCGCAGTACAGCGTCAGCAACGACGCGGGCGGAACAACATTTATCATTGGGAAAGAGGTATAAAAATGGCAACCAACAAAGTGATCTACGGCGAAACCGTACTTATCGACCTTACTGGGGATACTGTATCCGCCGACAAGCTGGCGACCGGCCTTACGGCCCACGACAAGACTGGCACGAAAATCACCGGCACGAACGATTATGACGCAAACACGCAGGATGCTACCGCAGCCGTGGCGGAGGTTCTCTCCGGCAAAACCTATTATGGACAAGGAGAAAAGAAGTCTGGTACCATGCCCAACAAGGGCGCGGTAACGCTGGAAATAACCACCAAAGCGGAAGAAAAAGCCATACCCACCGGCTTCCATGATGGCAGCGGCAAGGCAAAGATATCAGCGACCGAACAGGCGAAGATAATCGCCCAGAATATCCGCGAGGGCATCACCATACTCGGCGTGGAGGGCAGCATGTCCGGCAGCGAGGGCATGACCCCGCAGGCCAAGGAAGCTACCCCCACCAGCTCCCAGCAGGTCATAAGCCCTGACGAAGGATACAACTGCTTATCCCAGGTGACGGTAAAGGCCATACCCTACACCGAGACCGAAAACGCGGCGGGGGGTACTACCGTCACCATCGGGTAGGGAGGGACACATGGCAAATAATAAGGTGATTTACGATGGCACGACCCTTATAGACTTGACGAGCGACACCGTGACCCCGGACACACTCCTGACCGGGGCCACGGCCCACGACGCAAGCGGCGCACAGATAACCGGCACGGCCACGGGTGGCGGCGACCTGTCCGACATCACGACCAACATTAACGGCCTGCTCAAAGGCGCGGGCGGCAAAGTGACACAGGCCGTAGGCGACACGGACTACCTGACCCCGCCTGTTATGGCTTCCTCCCTCCCCGCCAGCGGCGCGGCGCTGACGGCAAACACCATATATAACGTATCCTCTCCTGTGGGTACATACGTGTTTACCCCGCCCGCTTCCGGCTGGGCGCACGGTACATTCAGCACGGCGGCCTCGGTTGCGGTGTCGTTTGTGAGCGGGGCGAACTATTTAGGCGCGGCCCCCGCAATCGAAGCGTCAAAGACCTACGAATTTGACGTATACAACGGTGTGTGGGCTGTACAGGAGGTTGTGAGCGCATGATACCTTTGCAGCTTGCCTTACGGCGTAGAATGATGATGGCAGGGGGCGGCGGTGCGCCCATATCGGATTTACCGCTGGGTGCGTTGATAAATATAGGCACGGACGGTGGAGCGGGTGCGCCTAACTATGAGATAGCGGACAAGGATAATCTCGTGAGCGGCGGTGTGGTGCTGGTGAGAAAAAACATTTATTCCAGTTCGAAATTTGGTGAGTATTCTTTTTACGCCAACAGTACTTTGGACAATTTGGTAAAAACAACTATTTACAATAGAATGCCTCAGAAACTCCGTAATAAAATGATGGATGTAACGTTCGCGCTCGCCGGTGCTGAGAGTATCACTCGTAAGATGTTTGTTCCAACGCTGACTATGATGAGCGGAAGAGAGAATCGAACCTATGAAGGTAAAGTTGCAATGGAGGGAGTGGGTTTGCAATTATACACAAACGATGCAAGCAGAATACGAACGAAAAATGGTTATGGAGAGGAATGGTGGTTATCGTCACAATATTCCACTGGGGGATATACTTCCGGCTACCATGGCGGTGTGAAATATGTTGACTATGTGGGCGGGATTACAGTTTATGGTAGCGCTTCTGATAATAGCGATGGCGTTGCCCCCGCTTTTGCAATACCCTCCGATACACCTTACAATGCTACGCCAAATACAGACGGTTCATACAATCTAATCCTATAAAGGAGAAAACAATGCTAAACACAAACTATGCCAAGCTGGTGGGCGGGTATCCCGAATATTTACGCCTGCCGGTTGAGTTGAAGTCGCCGCTTATAATCAACGGTGTGACGCACCCCGCAGGGGCGCACCTCTCCACCAATGACGATACGGCGATAAAGGAGCTGGGCTATAAGCCCGTGACCCGTTCCCCCATGCCCTCAAAGGATGGCTTTTATTATACCGAAATGTGGACAGACAACGGCGAAGCGATAGTCCAGAGCTGGACGGAGCATGAGGCGCAGGCCACCACGCAGGACTATATAGACGCGCTTGCGGAGCTGGGGGTGAATGTGAATGACGCGCAGTGAACTTATGGCGCTGGTAGCCGTGCGTAAAGCGGAAATCGAGGCGCACGAGACCGACCTTGTAGAGGTGCTGACGGCGGCGCGGGCAGGGCTTAC